CAGCCGATGACCAACGGGCTGATCAAGGATCTGATCGAGACCGGCAACGCGCGCTTCCGCCAGCTGACCGTGGAAGGCCGCATCATGGGCGCGGAGATGTTCTTCGATCCTCTGCAGAACAGCGCGCAGGAGCTTGCCCAGGGCCGCCCGCGCTTCCGCATCCAGTTCACCCCGGTCGCCCCGCTCGAGAACCCGAACGTCGATCTGGTGATCACCGATTTCTACTACGCTGGCTTCGCCGACCAGCTGACCTGACCCGCCGCGCATCCAGCCCTGCGCGCCGCCTGACCCTGCCATTTTCGTACAAGGACACTCCCGATGGGCATCCCCAAGAAACTCAAGAACATGAACATTCATGTCGATGGCGAAGGCTATCTGGGCCGCGCATCGCAATACGAGGAACCCGCGCTAGCCCTCGCGACCGAGGATTATCGCGGCGGCGGCATGATCGGATCGGTCAAGATCGACCTCGGTCTGGAGCCGATGGAAGCCACGCTGAAGACCGGCGGCCATGAAGCCTCGCTGATCCGCAAGTTCGGCACCACCCGCATCGACGGCGTGCGCGTGCGGCTGACCGGCGCCTACCAGGCCGACGACGGCACCGCGGCGCAGGCGGTCGAGATCTACATCGGCGGTCGCTTCAACGAGATCAGCCCTGGCACCGCCAAGCCGGGCGACGATACCGAGCACGAGTTCAAATGCGCCGTCGCCTACTACCGCCGCGTGGTCGACGGGCGAACCGAGGTCGAGATCGACATGATCGCGGGCCGCTTCATCGTCGACGGGATCGATCGCTACGCGGAGATCATGGCGATCATCGCCAACTGACCCGCCTCCCCCAGCTTCGGCGACCGGACCTTTTGCGGGGCAGCCGGTCGTCGGAATCGGGCTGGTCGGCCTTTCCTCTCCCCCTTGAGTTGCCGGCCAGCCCACCCCCAACCGCCCTGCACCATCCGCCCGCGCTGCATAGCGGGCAAGCCGAGGAACGCCCCGCATGACCGACACCACCCAGGATACCGCCGCAGCCGCGCCGACCGTACCGACCGAAACTCAACGCAAGTTCGAAATCGTAAAGCTCAACGAACCGATCGTGCGCGGTACGACCACGGTGGAAGAGCTTACCATTCGCGCACCCCGGTCTGGCGAACTGCGGGGACTGAGCCTGCAGGAGCTGATCAACACGGATATCGGAGCCATTCTGAAAGTGCTCCCGCGTATCAGCGAACCGCCGCTGACGTCCGACGAATGCCTCAACCTTGCGCCAGCTGATCTCGCGGAGATCGGAGGCACGATACGCGGTTTTTTTATGACATCTGCGGAGCGGGCAGCGATGGAAGCGATCATCGCGGACCAACTGCGGAAGATCTGATGGCCGATCTGGCGGCTATCTTCCATTGGTCGCTGCACGATCTTCAGGCCCTTGAGATCGAGGAACTCATCTTCTGGCGAGAGCGGGCAATCCGCTGGTGGAATGCTGCCAACGCACCGCCGAAAGGTAAGGCGTGATGAGCAAGAAGTTATCTCTGATGGTGAACTTCGTCGGCGTAGACAGGATGTCTGGCGCGCTGAAGAATATCATCGGCCTTGGCAGGAAAGGGTCGCGCTCCCTGGGCGAGCTTCGCGGCGAAAGCCGTAAGCTCGACGCCGAGCTGCGGAAGGTCCGGGCCGAATTCTCGAAGGCTAGCGGCAACGTTACCCATCTGGTCGATCGTGAACGGGAACTTGAGCGGCAGATCGAGCGAACCAATCACGAAATCGAGCAGCAGAAAGGCAAGCTGGCGCAGCTAAGCAAAGGACGTGGGCTTCGTGAATTGGGCGGCCGAATTTCCGGTGTCGGCCAGAGCGCGAGCCTTTACCTTACCGCTCCGTTGGCGGCCGCCGGCTTCGCCTCCACCCAGATGGCGATGGACTTCAGCGCCTCGATGGGTGACGTCGCAACCTTGGTCGATAGCTCCACTGAATCCATCGACCAGATGGGCAAGCGTGTCCTCGATCTTTCGAGCCGTGTGCCCGTCGCGTTGGAGCAACTCCCGCCAGCACTCTACGACATCCGTTCCGCCGGCATAGACGCCAGCGAAGCGATGGCCGTGCTCGAAGGCTCTGCCAAGCTGGCGACGGCAGGTTTGGCAACTACCCAGGAATCGGCGGGAATTGTCACCAGCGCGATCAACGCGTTCGGTCTCGAGGGAGCCGCGCAGCAGCGCATCTACGATCTGCTTTTCAAGACAGTGAAGAATGGCAAGACCACCATCTCTGGGCTCGCCCAAGGCTTTGGCGGTGTAGCCGGAACGATCGCGAACGCCGGTGTCGAGGTGGACGAGTACCTCGCGTCAGTCGCCGCGCTCACCACAACAGGTCTTCCCGCTGCGCAGGCACATACTCAACTGCGCGCCGTCATCGCAGGGCTGACACGGGACACCACCAAAAGCCGTGCCGTCTTCAAGGCCCTGGCTGCGAAGGACATGAAAGACCTGATCGCCAAATCCGGCGGTCTCATCCCTGCGCTCAACCGCATCAAGCAAGAGCTAGCCGGAAATGATGCCGAAATGCTCAATCTGTTCGGCTCGACGGAAGCGCTCAACGCGGTGCTTGGTCTAACCGGCAATCAAGCCGAGGCGTTCAATAAAACGCTTCTGGACATGCGCGAGGGTGCCAATGCGATCGATCCCGCGTTCGCGAAGCAATCGGCAACCGACGCTGCCGAGCAGATCAGGAACTTGAACCAGTTTCGCGCCGCGGCGATTGAAGCTGGCAATGCCATTCTGCCGGTGATGACCAAGATCATGGGCGGTGTGGCCCGTGTCGCCACCGCCTTTGCCCAGCTGGGCCCCGGTAGCCAGAAGTTCATCTTGGGCGCACTTGCGATCCTTGCGGTGATCGGCCCGCTGGTGATCGGCATCGGAGCGATGGTGACTGTATTCGGTGCTCTCACCAGTGCTGCAGCGGTGCTCGGCATCGGCGTAGGCGCACTGGCCGGGCTGGTGTTCGGCATCCCGATCGCGATCGCGGCGGTTGCGGTTTTGGTCTGGGCTTACTGGGACGACATCAAGGCTGCGTTCAAATCAGGGTGGGACGCTGCCAAGGGCCTGCTCTCCGAAGCCCCCGCCTGGTTGAAAAACACCGGCAAGGCGATGATGGCGGGCTTGCTCAGTTCGATCAATCCACTCGCTCTCGCCGCGCGGCTCATTCAGGTGGCCAAGGGCGGCATCACCGCCTTCAAGAAATATCTCGGAATCAAGTCGCCCTCGCGTGTCTTCATGGCGCTCGGTCAGCATACGACCGAAGGCTTGGCAAAGGGTATCGGGCGCGGAGGGGACAGGCCGGTAGGGGCAATGCGCAAACTGGCTGCGGGCGTTGTCGCGGCCGGCGCGATGTCACTTAATCCGGTTGGCGCAGCTGCGAACGATGGGGCGCGTTCACCCGCATCCACTGCTGCGGCAACATCTGGTGCCTTGACGCTCTCGCCTACACCAGTTGCCGCCCGGTCGCCCGCCTCGCCTGCCCAGCCCCTCACCATCAACGCCACCTTTAACCTGACCCAGAAGAACGGCGAAACCGACGACGAATTCGCTGAGCGCATCATGCGCAAGCTGGAAGAGCTGATGAAAAAGGGGCGGCGCAGCGATTACGAGGATCACGACTGATGGCGAGCCGGCCCACCCCGCGCGAGCTGATGACGCTCGGCATGTTCATCTTCGGCATGGAAACCGCCGCCTACCAGTCGCTGCTGCGCTCGCGAGAATGGCGGCATGCGACCAGCGAGCGACACGACGCGCGCGACGCGGCCCAGTTCATCGGCCCGGGTGCTGACAATATCGGCCTCTCCGGTCTGCTGGTGCCCGAACTGGGCGCGGACTTCGCCTCGATCGATACCTTGGCCGCGATGGCAGACACAGGCGACACTTTCCCTCTCATCAATGGTCAGGGCCGGATCCTCGGCAACTACCGGATCGTCAGGATGGAGGAAGAGCACCTCACGGTGATGGCCGGTGGTACACCGCGCCATATCGGTTTCCGGATCGAACTCGAACGAGGTGACGACCAAGCAGGCAAAGAGACCACCCCATGACGGCCCGCAAGGCAGGCATCGCGCTCTCGCTCGCCGACGGCACCGATCTGGCTGACAAGATCAACCCCCGTCTCGTTTCGCTCTCGCTGACCGAACGGCGCGAGGCGAAGGCCGACGAACTCGACGTGCGCCTACAGAACGCCGACGGCCTGCTGCAAATCCCCCACACGGGCGCGGTTCTATCCCTCTCCCTTGGCTGGACGTCCGGCGACGGCGTGCCACTCGGCCTGGTCGCAAAGGGCACCTTCACCGTTGACGAGGTGGGTCAGGAAGGCCCGCCCGACATCGTCACCTTCAGGGCGCGCTCCGCAGACCTTACCGGCAAGCTGCGCCAGCGCCGCACCACCAGTTGGAACAAGACCACCCTCGGCGCGATCCTGCAGGCGATAGCGGGGCGGCACGGGATCACTGCACAGATCGGCGGCGATCTTTCCGGTCGGGAGATCGCGACGATCGAGCAGGAGGGAAAAAGCGATGTCGCCTTCGTCGCGGATCTCGGGCGACGGTACGATGCCGTCGCCACGTGGAAGGATGGCAAGCTGCTCTTCCTCCCGATCGGTAAGGCCGCAACCGCCGGGGGCGAACCGCTAGCGCAAGTCCGCCTGACCCGGCGCGATGGCTGGCGCTGGACCTTCAACCAGGCCGATCG